GCTGCACAGTGTGATACGGACGGCGGTTTCCCGAATAGCCTCACCTGTACGAATTTCGGGCTTTCACTTCTGCCGGTGATGCGTCACAACCCTAAGGGGCGGCAGACGTGAGAGCCAAAGGCGCGCATAGATATGCCGGGAGACAGACCGGAGCGCCGCTCCCAACGAGGAAAGCTCCGGTACACACGCCGGCGAGCTGGTGCAAAGCCAGCGCCTTCATGATTGACCGAGCCGGGTTCGAGCCCCGGGCGCAAACCGCAGCGCGGCTAGCGATCGCTCGGAGATCCTCGGTCATCCATGAGGGTGACAAGCCGCAATCGACCATTGATGCGCCAACCGGGGCCCAAATTCCAGGGTCGAGCGCATTGCCGCATGTGATGTGGCTCACTAGATTGCGCCGCCGCTATAAGCAAACGCAACGAACCGCGAACGCTTGCGGACTCCCTCGCCCAACATCCCCTCGTCACTTCACGACGATTTGCCCGCCGCGTGCGGGCGTTTTCTATTCTAGGTATCCGATGGCGACGCGGAAGACAGTCAAGGCTGAACCTGCGGAACGCACGGAGATCTGCAAAGAATGCCGGTTCTCGCATTTCAAGAAGAACGATGGGTTGCGCTGCAGGCGCTTCCCGCCAGTGTTTGTGTATGACTACGCGACCGGCACATCGACGGCGCAATGGCCGGAAGTCGATGCCGATGCGCATTGTGGCGAATTCAAACCAACACTAAGTTCGTAAAGGGGAAACCGTGGCACTAGATCCGAAGCTCCGAGATTGGGCCACGCCCCGACAGGCAGAAATATTCGACGCCGTTGAGAAATACGGCAGCCAGCGCGCCGCGGCGGAAGCCTTGGGTTTGAGCCACGGCACTGTCGGCGACTCGATTCAGGCGGTGAAGCAGAAGGCCGCCAAGATGGGGTACGCGCCCGAGCATGACTTCACGCGCGCCGTACCAGACGGTTTCGTAGCGCATGGCGTGTCGACCTACTACAACAAGGACGGCGTGCCGTCTGGTCAGTGGGTAAAGGCAAGCGCCGACAAGGATCGGCAAGAGGCGATCTTCCGCGAAGCATGCGCCGCGATGGCGGAAACGCTGCCGCGAGTTAAAGCCGCGCCCGGCCCGGTCAAGGCTGATGCCGCGCTGTGCAATCTGATCGTTTTCACGGACTATCACATGGGCCAGCTTAGCTGGCATCGTGAAGGTGGCGCCGATTGGGATCTGAAAATCGCAGAAAGCCTGCTACTTGCCAGTTTCGTCCACATGGTCGAGGCTGCGCCGCAAGCCGCAACGTGCGTTCTGACTATTCAAGGCGACTTCCTGCATAGTGACGGGCTGCTTCCCCTGACGCCAGCACACAAGAACGTCCTGGATACTGACGGCCGGTTTTCGAAGATCGTAGCCGCAGCTATTCGCGTTTTGCGCCGCCTGATCGATCATGCGCTGGCGAAGCACCAGACGGTGCATCTGATCATCTGCGAAGGCAATCACGACGAGGCGAGTTCGCTCTGGCTGCGGCACATGTTCGCAGCGCTATATGAGAAAGAACCGCGCCTGACGGTGAACGATTCGGAACTGCCCTTCTACGTCCACCAGCACGGCGAGACGATGTTGGCGTTCCATCACGGCCACAAAGTCACCAATGAGCAATTGCCGATGCTGTTTGCGGCCCAGTTCCCGAAAGTCTGGGGGAATACGGTAAAGCGCTATGCCCATTGCGGACACCGACACCATGTCGACGAGAAAGAATACGCTGGCATGACGGTCACGCAACATCCCACCCTCGCTGCTCGCGACGCCCATTCTGCGCGCGGCGGCTGGATTTCGGAGCGTGCCGCTGCGGTGGTGACGTATCACGAGAAGTTCGGCCAGGTGGCAAGGAACATCGTGTGTCCGGAAATGTTCGAGGCCGCAGCATGATATCCCCCGACACCCTATCCCACGCCTACTACCTATTTCTCGCGGCTTGCGTGGTTGTGGCGGGGAGAGGGAAACGTTCTTAAACTCGCTCGCTCTGGCAAAAGTGATTTCTGCTCGATAGATTGGAGCAATAGGATTAAACATGGCGCTGACTGCAAAACAGCGCCGCTTCGTGGACGAGTATCTGGTCGATCTCAACGCCACTCAGGCGGCGATTAGGGCTGGGTACAGTTCGAAGACAGCATGCGAGCAATCGTCCAGACTGTTAGCAAATGTTAAGGTTGCGGAGGCGGTCCAAGCGTCGATGAGGGCGCGCGAAAACCGCACCCACATTACCCAAGATCGCGTCTTGCAGGAACTGGCGCGTGTCGCGTTCTTCGACATTCGCCGCCTGTACAACGCAGACGGTTCGATGAAGCGCCCCGACCAAATGGACGATGAGGCAGCCGCCGTGCTGTCTGGCGTCGATGTCACCGAACAGCAAACGTTCGAAGTCGACGAAGACGGCAATCCTCATGCCGTTCCAACCATTACCAAGAAAGCTAAAGTCTTCGACAAGATGTCCGCTCTGACGTTAGCAATGCGTCATCTCGGCATGCTGAAAGACAAACTTGAGCATTCCGGCCCGGACGGCAAGCCGCTTATCACGTTCGGCACTGACCCGATTGAGGCGTCGCGAGCCTACCAGAAGATGATGAAGGGCTGACGATGCCGGTGCCGTTCCCGTTCGATTTCAAGAACCCTGATTACATCAAGGTTTTTGAGTGGAGAGCCGAGCGACTAGCATGGATCAGAAGCAATCCGAGTGCCCTGCCCGATTTACGCCTCTTCTATAAAGACAATCCCGCCCAGTTCATTATCGACTGGGGTACGACTGCCGATCCTCGCAACGTCGAGCGCGGTCTGCCAGCGTTCATTCCGTTCATCCTCTTCCCTAAGCAGGAGGAGTGGATAGATTGGTTTGTCGAGCGCTGGAAGGGTCAAGAGCCGGGCATTACAGAGAAGACCCGCGACATGGGTATGTCGTGGCTATCTATCGGGCTGGCGAGCACGATATGCCTGTTCAATCATGGCGTCGTGGCTGGCTTTGGATCGCGCAAGGAAGAGTACGTAGACAAGATCGGATCGCCGAAATCGCTGTTCGACAAGGCGCGCACCTTCGTTTCGTCGCTGCCGGTCGAGTTCCGCGGTACGTGGGATCGCTCGAAGCATGCGCCGCACATGCGCATCATGTTCCCGGATACCGGGTCGATCATTGCCGGTGAGTCTGGCGATGGAATTGGCCGAGGCGACCGTACCAGCTTTTACTTCGTAGACGAATCGGCGTTTCTTGAGCGTCCTCAGTTGGTAGACGCTTCGCTCTCTGCGACGACCAATTGTCGGCAGGACATCTCAACGCCGAACGGACTAAGCAACCCGTTCGCTCAGAAGAGGTTTAGCGGGAAGATCAAGGTATTCACGTTCCATTGGCGGGATGACCCGCGCAAAGATGACGCGTGGTACGAGAAGCAAGTTGCGACTCTTGACGCCGTCACAGTGGCTCAGGAAATCGACATCAACTACAGCGCGTCCATTGAGGGCGTGCTTATCCCGTCCGCATGGGTGCAGGCGGCGATTGATGCTCACAAGAAACTCGGCATTGAGCCAACTGGCTTGAGGCACGGTGCGATGGACGTCGCGGATGAGGGTAAGGATCTGAATGCATTCTGCGGCCGACATGGGATTATGGTGGATTTCATCGACTCCTGGTCTGGCAAGGGCGACGACATCTTCGGCACCGTCCAGAAGGCTTTCGGAATCTGTGAGGAGCGCGAATATCGGCGCTTCTTCTATGACGCTGACGGCCTAGGTGCTGGCGTACGTGGTGATGCGCGTGTGATTAACGAGCAACGCGCCGAGAATCGTATGCCGCCCATCGCGGCTGAGCCATTCCGTGGGTCTGGCGCAGTCGATGACCCGGAAGGCGAAATGGTGCAGAAGCGGAAGAACAAAGACTTTTTCGCCAATGCCAAGGCCCAGGCGTGGTGGGCGCTTCGCATACGGTTCCAGAAGACGTACCGGGCAGTGGTCGAGAAGATGGAATTCAACCCGGACGAGATTATTTCCCTGTCTGGCGACCTTCCAGAACTGCTCAAACTGACGTCTGAACTATCGCAACCGACATATCAGGTCAATGGCGTTGGCAAGATCGTTGTAGACAAGGCGCCGGAAGGAACGCGGTCCCCCAACCTCGCCGACTCGGTGATGATCTGCTTCCAGCCAGGATTGAGAAGCCTTGACGTCTGGGCGAAGCTTGCCGGATAAACCAACAGGATTCACTCAAAGCATGTCCAAGTCACGTCGAAATGGAAAGCCAGGCGTGACGCAACCGGTCCGCACTAACGATTCTTTTCAGAACGCGGTCGCACAGCTCGGCTGGGGTACGAATAACCAGTCGTCTGCGTCGACCTACACGCTGTCGTATCAGAGTCGAAACCGCATCCAGATGGAGGCGGCGTATCGCGGCTCATGGATCGTTCGCCAGGCTGTTGACGCGATCCCCGAGGACATGACCCGTTGCGGGATCGAAATGTCGGGCCTTGACCCGGATGAGATTACGCAACTCGAGACCGACATGGTTTCGCTCGCGATCTGGGATCGTCTATGCGAGAACGGCAAGTGGGCGCGGCTGTACGGTGGCTCGCTGGCTGTGATGCTGATCGACGGACAAGACCTGTCGACTCCACTTCGCCCCGAGACGGTAGGCAAAGGCCAGTTCAGAGGCCTGCTGATTCTTGACCGCTGGATGGTATCGCCGCCTGTTGGTGATGTCGTGACCGACTACGGCCCTGATATGGGCAAGCCGGTCTATTACGATGTCATCGCGGACTATGCCGCGATCCCGAAAGCGCACATTCACTACTCGCGCGTAATTCGCTTGGACGGTGCTGATCTGCCGTTCTACCAGCGAGTGAGTGAGAACGGCTGGGGCCTGTCTGTTCTTGAGCCGCTCTGGGATCGCCTGATTGCGTTCGACAGCGCGACGGTTGGTATCGGCCAACTGGTCTACAAAGCCCACTTGCGGGTGCTGAAGATCAAGGGCATGCGTGACATCGTTGCTGCCGGCGGCCCTGCGCTGGCTGGCCTGAAGGCGCAACTTGAGTTCACGCGCATGGCACAGACCAACGAGGGTATCACCGCCCTCGATATGGAAGACGATTTCGCCACGCATCAATACGCGTTCTCCGGTCTTCCTGACGTGCTGATCCAGTTCGCGCAGCAGTTATCCGGCGCGACGGGCATTCCGCTCGACCGTCTGTTTGGGCAGCAGCCTGCGGGGCTGAGTGATACGGGCGAAGGTTCCCGTCGCCTGTACCACGAGAAGGTCCACCAGAAGCAGGAAAAGGAACTGCGCACGCCGTTGCAGCGTTTGCTTGAAGTGATGTCGATGTCATCGCTTGGCAAGCCACTTGACGATGGCTTCCAGTTCGCGTTCCGCACGCTGGATGACGCTCCCGAGAGTGAGAAGGCAGATATAGCCACGAAAAAAGTGCAAGCCGTCACGGATGCGCTCGACGCTGGGCTGATCGACATTCCTACGGGCATGAAGGAACTGAAGGCATCGGCGCCGGTTACCGGTCTGTTTGGCAATATCGACGACGCGAAGATCGAGGAAGCGGAGGAGCAAGCGAAGAACGCCCCGCCACCCGGCGAGATGGACTTGCCCGATGTCTCTGGACTGACGAGCGATTCTGGATCGGCACTCGATTGGATCAAACGCTGGCGCAAGAAGAAGGACGCAAGATGAAAAAACCTCATATTGTGCGTCAACGCATATTTGGCGATTGGATCTGCATCGGCGAGCACTACGCCGGCATAGGTAAAACACCAGCAGAAGCCTATGAACGCTGGAGCGCAAGACCGTTTGGCTAAACAAAAATGACCCTCACCCTCGACCGAAAGCGTGATCGCAACCCGGTCAAGACGCGAGGCGCAGAGCTTCGGTATGGCTCACAGCTCAGGAAGGTCGCGCAGCAGGTAGGCGCGATCGTCCAGCCGTTCACGCCTGGTGATATGTCTCAGGTGCCGACGATCGAGCACTTGCTGAACGCCTACGCCGACATGCTCAAGGGCTGGGCGACGCAGACGGCATCAAACATGCTGATGGACGTCGCCCTCCGCGATGAGCAGGCGTGGAAGGTGCTCGCTAAAGACCTCTCCCGTGGCTTGCGTGAAGAGATTCGCAATGCGCCGACGGGCGTTGTTATGCGGGCGCTTCTCGCCGAACAGGTCGAGCTCATCCAGAGCATCCCGCGTGAAGCGGCGCAGCGGGTGCATCGGCTAACTCTTGCCGGTCTCGAAGACAGCACGCGTTTCACGGAAATTGCGGCTGAGATCAAGCGCACCACTTCTGTGACGGAATCGCGAGCCGTGCTCATTGCCCGCACAGAAGTCGCTCGCACATCAACAACGCTCACGCAGGCACGCGCGCAGTCAATCGGCGCCGACTCATACATCTGGCGAACCAGCGGAGACTCCAGCGTCCGCAGTGACCACAAGAAACTCAACGGCAAGATATTCCAGTGGAATAACCCGCCGGTTGCCGACGAGCGATCGGGTGAGCGGGCAAATCCAGGGTGCATCTGGAATTGTCGCTGTTTTGCCGAGCCCATCATTCCGGACTAGCCATGAGCGATAAGCAAGAAATAGATCAAGGGTCGCTGACAAACGCGCAGATCATGCGCATGGCGGAGCGCTGGGCTGTAGACGTCCGCCCGAATACCTCCCGCATCCTCAACTTCGCTCGCGAGTTGCTATCCGCCGAGGCACAACTCAGATCGCAATCCGAGTAAGCGCGAACCCGCCCTACACCCAGCCCCGCAATTCGGGGCCTTTTTATTGCCAATTCCATGTCCGACGCCTGCCAGTGCAAAGCATGCGCGAGCAAGCGCACGTCTACGAAAGACGCGATCACCGCCAGCGGCATTCTCGCATCCGAGCAGATCGGCCCCAAGCAAGTCAAAACGCCTGCCGGCTTTCTGCTGTGCCTCGATGTGCCAATCGCCCGTATCGGCACTCAGGAATACGCCGACATCGAACTGCCCGACATCGAGGCCGGAAAGGACGGGATCATTCTCGTTGAGCGCACTGAGGACGAGGTATTCGACCCTGAGTCGATGGCCTCCTTCGAAGGCGCCCCCGTCACGATCGAGCATCCGCGCGAGCCCGTCACCCCGGATAACTGGATTGTCTACGCCAAGGGCGTTGCGCAGAACGTGCGTCGCGGCGAAGGCGAGATGAGCGATTTCCTGATGGCCGATCTGCTGATCATGGACAAGGGCGCCATTCACGACGTGCAGACCAAGCGCCTCCGCGAAATTTCTAACGGCTACGACGCGGGATATCTACAGATCGCGCCAGGCCGTGCGCGACAAACCGACATCGTGGGAAACCACGTTGCGCTACTGGCAGGCTCCGCCCGATGCGGCGAGGCGTGCTCAGTGCAGGATTCACAACGCCCATCCACAGGAGAACCCCAGATGGCTATTAAGCAAGGCGCCGAGTCCCTCAAGGACAAGTTGCGCAAACTCTTCATGACGCGCGATTCGGAAGCCTTTGAAAAAGCGCTGTCTGAGGAAGTCAAGGACGAAGGCATGGAAGGCACGGAAGGCCAGCACATCCATATCCACATGCCCGGCGACAAGCAGGACGAGACCAAGGACGACGAGCCCCAAGCAGTCGATCCGATGGCGCAAGTCATGGACTCGATCAAGGGCATTGCCGATTCTGTCGCCGCTCTGAGCGAGCGGATGGACAAATACGAATCGGCCGGCGCAACCAAGGACTCGGACGAAGAGAAGAAGGACGAGGAAACGAAGGACGATGATGGCGACGGTGACGGCGACGACACCGAAACGCAAGACTCCGACGATGAAGAGGAAAAGAAGGACGACGAGAAGAAGTCGACCAACGATTCTGCCTCGCTCCGCGTCGAGTTCCAGGACGCCAAATCGCGCGCTGAAATCCTCGCCCCCGGCGTGAAGCTGCCGACGTTCGATGCGAAGGCTGATGGCAAGAAGACCGCAGACTCGATCTGCGTGCTCCGCCGTCGCGCCCTGCGTGCTGGCCTCGAGAACAGCAATGCTGAACTCGTGCGTGCCATTACCGGTGATGCCGACGTGTCGAAGATGGACTGCGCCGCTGCAAAGATGGCATTCCACGCAGCATCGGAACTCGTCAAGCGCAAGAACATGAGCACGGCTCGCAAGACGACCGACGCCGCAGCCGAAGCAAAAGACATCAACCAGATCCACGCCGAATTTTGGGCGAACCGTAAGTAAGGAGCCGACATGCCCTCGTTGCAAGCTTTCCAATTTCGCATGCCGGCAGGATTTGCCGGCGATCTTCAGCGCGCCGAAGCGGCGACCATCGAAACCCAGTTGATCGATTCGGCGACGCCTCCGACCGTGTTTGGCGTTGCCGTCAAGTACATCAGCGGCAAGGTCCAGCCTATCAACCTGTCGGGCGACACCGCAGCACTCGTACAAGGCGTCAACCTGCGCGCCTACCCGATCCAAGGCAACGGCACGGACCCGCTCGGCACGTCGACGCCTCCGACGTCGGGCGTGACCGACATCCTGAAGCGCGGCTACGTGATGGTATCGCTGGGCGGTGTCGCTGCCGCAACCAAGGGCGGCACGGTGTATGTCCGCGTCGCTACGCCGTCCGGCGGCAAGCCGCTCGGTGGCTTCGAAGCTGCCTCGGACACGACCAACACGATCGCCATGCCGTCGAACTGGTATTTCACTGGCCCCGCCGACGCCTACGGTGTGGCGGAAATTGCGGTCAACATCTAAATCCCCGGCGCCTAATCGCCTATAAGACCCCGCTTCGGCGGGGTTTTGCTTTTCTGGAGCAATAAATCAATGGACATGTCTGTTCAAAAATTCCTGAAGCGCCGGGAAGTCGCTGAAGCATCGCGCAAGCTTGTGCGTGCCTACACGACCGATGGCATGATGACGTACGACCAGGCTACCGTCGACTCGACGGGTGCGTTCCTGATCGGTCAGCTTGAACGTCTGGACCAGACGCTGAACATGCCGCTGGTCGAATACACGTGGTCGCGCGACGTTGATATGCGCACCGACGTTTCGCCGGCGGATGAAACCGCGTCGTTCACGAACTCGACCTTTGCTGTTGCCGGCAACATGACGCCGGGCGGTCTGAACTGGATTTCGAACGAAGGCAACGCGCTGGCTGGCCCTTCGGTTGACATTGGCAAGACCGGTCAGGCAATGCGCCTCTGGGGTCAGGAAGTCAAGTACACGGTGCCCGAACTGGTGAAGGCGCAAGCACTTGGCATGCCGATCGACGCGCAGAAAGTCGAAGCCATGAACATGAAGCGCAACATGGACCTCGACCAGATCATCTATATCGGTGATTCGAGCCTGACCTTCACGGGCCTGATCAACAACGCTTCGGTCAACGTCGCCAACGTTCCGGCCGGCGCGAGCACCTTCACGGCATGGACGAAGAAGACGCCGGATGAAATCCTGACGGACGTCAATGAAATCCTGACGACCTCGTGGCAGAACAGCGGCTGGGCAGTGCTGCCGAACCGCCTGATGCTTCCCCCGGCGCAGTATGGCTACATCGCCGCTGCGAAGGTGTCGAACGCCGGTAATGTGTCGATCCTGACGTACGTGCTGGAGAACAACATCGCGACGCGATCGGGCGTGAAGCTGGAAATCCTCCCGCTCAAGTGGCTGATCGGCTCGGGCGTCGGTGGCACGCAAGGTGTGCTCGGCACGGTTGACCGCATGATGGCGTACAACAAGGACAAGAAGTATGTCCAGTACCCGATGACGGAACTGCAGCGTACGCCGTTGGAATACCGCTCGCTTTTCCAGATCACCACCTATTGGGCGCGTTTCGGCCAGATCGAGTGGCGCTACAATACGACCGCTTCGTATCGCGACGGCATCTGAGGTGGCTATGGCTCTCGTCAAGAGCGATTTCACGCTCATCCTCGACGATGGCCGCCGGTTCGAGTTCGCCGCGGGAGAGCAGGACATCCCCGGCGAACTCGCAGATCATTGGTACGTCAAGGCGCACTGCGAGGCTTTTCCGGAGGCGTATGATATTCCGGTCGCAGCAGTCGAAACGCCCATTGAATCGGCGGAAGTCGCCGAGCCCGAAAAACGCAAGCCCGGCAGGCCCAAGAAATGACCGTCACTTCATCCCAATTGCGCTCGGATTTCCCCGAATTCGCCAACACGACGACCTACCCGGATTCGCTGGTCAATATGTGGCTGACGGTGGCGAATTCGCTGGTCAATTCGTCGCGGTGGATGGAGTTGACGAACCTCGGTATCGAGCTGGTCACGTGTCACCATCTGGCGATGTCGGCTCGAGACCAGTTGGCGTCTGCTGTAGGTGGCGCACCGGGCGAAGTCAAAGGCCCGACAGCATCAAAAGGCGTCGATAAGGTATCTGTGTCATACGATACTGGCGCCGTGTCGCTGACTGACGCTGGGTTTTGGAACATGACGTCGTATGGCGTCCGTTTTCTCGGTATCGCACGCATGATGGGTGCGGGTGGCCTTCAGATAAATTGCTGATATGACCGTCAAGATAACCATCGACAAGATGGCGGACATCATCAAGGCGGTCAGTCAGTTGGCGGGAAAAGATGTCCTGGTCGGAATCCCGGACAGCGCACCCGAACGAACTGACACGCCGATCACGAACGCACAGATCGGCTACATCATGGAGACCGGCTCTCCAGCCAGTAATCTCCCTGCCCGTCCGTTTCTCATTCCCGGTGTGGCAGAAGTTCAAGCCAAATGTGCAGAGCGCCTAAAGAAAGCCGCAACGGCGGCGCTGGGCGGTAATCTGAGCGGCGCTGAGGCTTCGTTGACTGCGGCTGGCCTGATCGCACAGAACAGCGTCAAGAAGAAGATCAACGACGGCCCATTCGCTCCGCTCTCACCCCAGACCATTGCGCAGCGCAAGAATAGCCGCCAGACGCAATCCATGCGCAAGGCTGAGAAGGACTATTTCAAACATCTCGCCGCAGGCAAGACCGAGCAGGAAGCGCAAGACCTGGCTGGTATCAAGCCTCTCATAAATACCGGATCGCTGCGCAATAGCGTGACATTCGTCGTTCGCAAGAAATAGGGATTCCCATGAATATCAGGAAATTCGGCGTTGCGATCTTCGCAGCGCTGGCGCTCTGCATTGGCTCGGCTTTTGCGGCGCTTCCGGCGATCGCGCCGACCGGTCAGGCTCAACTTGCCGTCAGCACGACCTCCGCCAACGTGGCATGGCCGGCGACAGGAACGCCAACGCAGATCGTAGTGACAAACCTCGGCCCACTCACTGCCTTTGTGCAGCTGGGCAATGGTTCGGTGACGGCCAGTGTAACGGCAGGAATGCCGGTGCTTCCATACACCAGCATTGTCCTGACGGTCGGCGCCAATACGAATATTGCGGCGATCACGCAGGGTAATTCGACGGTGCTCGTCATCACGGCGGGCACGTAAATGCCACTCCTCGATGTTTCGGACGTGCTGTTGTCGCCGGAGTTTATGGATCTGACGCTCTCCGTCACCCGCAACGCGCAGACGGTCGGAAACGATGGCATCGCAGTCGTCGCGCCGACTACGACGGGTTTCTACGGCGTGGTGACGAGCCTGAATGGTTCGGTGCTGACCCGCGTCGCAGAAGGCGAGCGTATCAGCGACACGATCACGATTCACACGCAGTTCAAGCTGATCGACGGGCAGTCGGGCTACGATGCCGATGTCGTCAACTGGCAAGGGCTGCAATGGACTGTGACGAACGTCAACGATTACTCGACGTATGGCGTGGGCTTTGTTCAGGCAACTTGTACTTTGCGCCAATTGTCGGGCTAACCAATGACTGATTCCTCAACCGGTGGTTACCTCTCGCCAGCGGTAGCGTCGCCGCCGCTTGAGGATGACGCGCTCGCCGCGATCTTTCAGCAGATGATCGTCGGCATCACGGCGTTACCGGGAAACATGGTTCGCCCGCGGTGGCAGCCGAATCCCCCGAAGCAGCCTGAGCCTACAGTCAACTGGTGCGCGCTAGGCATCGCCGTGCAGACGCCCGACGATGGTCCTGCGATCATCCACAACGGTGCTGGCAACGGATCAGACACGTACATCCGGCATGAACAGATTGATGTACTGGCATCGTTCTACGGGCCGGGCGCCATGCAGTACGCGCAATTGCTCTCAGACGGTCTGGCAATCCCGCAGAACCTCGAGGCGTTGAAAGCGCAGGACATGAACAGCGTCGACACCGGAGCCATCCGCGCAGCACCCGATCTGATCAATGAACAGTGGGTCAGGCGGTATGACCTCGAACTGACCTTCCGACGCAAGATCACGCGCAGCTATGCGGTCCTGAATATCCTCACCGCACAAGGCACGGTCCAGACCAATACGGTTGCTGGCCCGATCAGTTCCCAGTAACCCGATTCACCCTCTTACGACAGGCCCGCCACTGAGCGGGCTTTTTCTTTTGGAGCGCCCACGCAATGGCGAACACCCTGCCGGTCTCGCGGCTAATCAATGTCACGATCAACATGTCGCCGCAGGCGGCGCAAGGTGCGAACCTGAACACGGGCCTCATCATGGGCGCGTCGACGGTCATCGACACTGGCGAGCGCTTCCGCGCTTACGCTTCGGCCGCCGCAGTCGGCACTGACTTCGGTCTGGCGGCACCCGAATACCTCGCGGCCAATCTCTACTTCCAACAGGTTCCGCAACCGTCGACGCTGCTCGTCGGTCGCTGGGCCAAGACTGCCACGGCCGCAAAGCTTAAAGGCGGTCTGCTCTCGGCTGCCGCTCAGGTCATGTCGAACTGGACGACCGTTTCCAGCGGTGGTTTCACGATGACGATTGACGGCACGGTCAAGAACGTCACGGCGCTCGACTTCACGGCGCAGACGAATCTGAACGGCGTGGCTTCGGTTATCTCGACCGCGCTTGGCGCCTCCGGCTCGTGCGTGTGGAACGCGAACTACAGCCGATTCGAAATCACCAGCGCTACGACTGGTGCGGGCACGGCTGCAAGCGGCACGATCACGCTGACTGGCGTTCCTGCCGCCAACGATACGGTGACGGTCGGCGGCACGGCTGTCACGTTCGTTGCGGCGAACCCGACTGGCAATCAGGTGCTGATCGGCGGCACGGCTGCGCAAACGGCTGCGAACCTGCAATCGTTCCTGCAAGCCTCGGCTGACACGAACATCAGCAAATGCCGGTACTCGACGACGCTCGGCGTGGTTACGGTCACGTACGCGTCGGTTGGCACTGCGGGCAATGCCTTCACGCTCGCGAAGTCCAGCACGAACATCACGGTATCCGGCGCCACACTCACTGGTGGCGTCAACGCTTCGACGGTCACCTACGCAACCTCGCCGGCTGGCGGTCAGGACGTTTCGACCCAGCTTGGTCTGGTGACGGGCGTTGCTTCGGTTCCGGCGAATGGCGTGGCGGCAGAGCAACCGGTAGACGCAACATCGGCGATGTTCGGGTATGCGGGAACCCAGTTCCTTGGCTTCGAATTCGCCGACACCAGCATCACGAATGCTCAGCATCTGGCCGTGGCCGCCTTTGTCGAAGCGGATCAGAAGCACATCTACGGCATCACTTCTCAGGAGCCTGCTGCGGTCGATCCGACGCAAACCAGTGACATCGGCTATCAGCTCACGCAACTTGGCTACAAGTACACCATCGCGCAGTACTCGAGCACGAGCCCGTATGCGGTGGCATCGCTGTTTGGTCGCCTGTTGACCGTGAATTTTAACGGCAACCGGACGACGATTACGCTGGACTTCAAGCAAGAACCTGGCATCGTCGCGGAATCGCTGAACACGTCGCAGGCCAATGCACTTGACGCAAAGCGGTACAACTACTTCGTCAACTTCGACAACTCGACCGCGATCATCCAGACGGGTGTGACGCCGAGTGGCATTTTCATCGACTCGATCTATAACGCGATCTGGTTCCGTAATCGCCTGCAGACGGACCTGTACAACGCGCTGTACCTGAGCCCGACGAAGATTCCGCAGACGGATGCAGGTAACCAGCAACTGGCCGCGGTGATGGAGAAGGCCGGCGATGCTGCGCTGAACAACGGCTATGCGGGCGCGGGCGTGTGGACGTCGGCGGGCTTCGGTGCGCTGAACCAGGGCGACACGCTTTCGAAAGGCTATTACGTCTTCACGCCGCCCATCTCGTCGCAATCCGCATCGGATCGTCAGGCCCGCAAATCGGTGCCGTTCCAGATGGCGCTGCTCGAGGCTGGAGCAATTCATTCGGTGCAACTCACGGTCAACGTAACTCGATAAGGTGAACCATGCCGTCCTATAGTTTCAAAGACGTCACTGCGACGTTTGTCGGTCCTACCGGCACCTTTTCTCTCGGTTACGGATCTGCCAACGCTGAAGAGGGCATTGATGTCGCCGCCGCTGCTGACAAGAATACGATGACGGTCGGTGCTGACGGCGAAGTCATGCATAGCCTGCACGCCGACAAGTCCGGACAGATCACCGTGCGCCTGCTCAAGACCAGCCCGGTAAATCAAAAGCTGATGGCGACTTACGACGCACAGTCGCTGTCGGCGTCACTCTGGGGGGCCAACGTCATCACTGTATCGAATACCGCTGCTGGCGATCTGCATGTCGGCCGTTCGTGCGCGTTCAAGAAGAAGCCCGATATCACGTACAAGAAAGATGGTGATGTCGTGACGTGGGTATTCGACGCCGGGAAAATCGACAGCGTCTTAGGAACTTACTGATCCGCTTTGCGTCGGCTAGGGTCGCCCCCAAAAAGCGCTAGTCCAGCGCCTGCCGACGCTCCCTCACTGGACTTATCTCAAAGGACACGAGATGTCTATCGAGTTTGAAATCGCCGGCCAGCGTTATCGGGCCGAAAAGCTGGATGCGTTCAAGCAATTGCACGTGTCCCGAAAGATCGCGCCGATCATTCCGAAGCTTCTGCCGATGTTCCAGAAGTTCGCGGGCAGCAAGGATGCGCTTAAGGATGATCTGGATGGACTCGCCGAGGCGTTCGAACCGCTCGCACAGGCACTGGCAGATATGCCCGATGCCGATTGCGAATACGTGTTCAATGCCTGCCTGGGGGTCGTGATGCGCAACCAGCAGAATAATTGGACGCCGGTATGGAGCCAAAGCGCGAAGTCGCTGATGTTCGATGACATCGACCTCGGGCAGATGACTCAAATCGCAGTCAAGGTGATATGGGACAGCCTCGGCCCTTTTATCTCAGGCCTACTCGCGAACAAAGCGGCGAGCCCGGCCGCAGCGCTGAATGGGTAAGCCTGCCTGATGGTCTGGACTGGCTTCTCAGGCCGGTCACCAAGGGTATGTGTCTGTTCGAAAGTCTGAAGGATGGGCGAATAGATCTGGCTGATATCGCACTGATGAATGATGCGTTGGACGTCCACGCAGAAAATCAACAAATAGCCCAACGACTGAACAACGAGAATTAGCATGTCTGACGCGACCGTAATCAAGGAATTCCTCGTTTCACTTGGATTCAAGATTGACAAGGTCGGGCTCGACACATTCGTCAAGGGCATCACCGCTGCATCCGGCGCAGTGCTGGCGAGCGTCACGGCTATCTCCGACAACTTGGAGAAACTGTATTTCGCATCCATGCGGACCCGCGCGTCCGCCGAGAACATCCGGTCGTTTGGCTTTGCCATGGGACAGATGGGCTCCAGCGCGGGCGCTGCTCTCGAGACTATTGAGAACCTTGCGCGTTTCATGCGCAATAGTCCCGGCGCATCGGGCCTGATTCAGAGCCTTGGCGTTCAGACGCAGACCGCGAATGGCGAACTGCGCGATACGTCGGACATCCTGCAAGACCTTGGCAAGCAGTTCGCCAGCATGCCGTATTACCGGGCGAATGCATACGCACAAGCCCTCGGCATCGATGAGAAGACGCTGATGGCTCTCCGCGAGGGCCTCGGCGACTTCGGCGACGAGTACAAGCACATGCTTGCTGCGGCTGGCCTGGATCTTCAGGTAGCGACGAAGAACAGCCACGCGTTCATGAACGAGGTGCGCACGCTCGGTTCGGCGTTCGCAATCCTCGGTCAGAAAGTAGTCTCGATCCTGAATGGAAGTCTGCAAGGCGACATCAAGCATTTCCGCGAAGGGTTGGTCAACAACTTCACGCGCATTTCCGGAATTATCACCAACGTCGTAAAGGGCGTTCTGTGGCTTGCCGACGTGATCAGCACGCTAGCATTTCGCGCGATGCAGGTTATTGGTACGGTAGTCGACTGGTTCAATAGCCTGGACGAAAGCACGAAGCGTGTCGCTGAAGGCGTGGTTGGTTTGCTGGCTGCATGGCGTTTGCTGAATGCTGGATTTCTCGCGACTCCGCTAGGTCAACTGGCAGCGCTCGGCGTCGCCCTCCTCGCCCTCTATGACGATTACAAGGTCTGGAAGGAAGGCGGTAAGAGCCTGATCGACTGGACGCGCTGGCTGCCGGACATTGAACTCGCGCAACGCCTGCTGCATGTGATGGGCGAACAGTTCACGGAGTTGGGCGAAATCATCCATGCGGTGATGGATCGGCGATGGGGTGACCTCGGCAAGCATGCGAAGAAGTTCGCCACGCTTGCAATTGGAGGCTGGAAAGACGTCTACAACACGATCAAAAGCCAGCTTGAAGGAACGCCAGTTCCGGCACCCAAAACAGCGGCGGTCGCTGCCGTTGCGGCAGCAAACACGATCCCTACCAATCCGAATGATCCTCGCGGCATCCGCAACAACAACCCCGGCAATCTGAATTACGTCGGGCAGGCGGGCGCCACGAAGGAAACTGGACCGAATGGTCGTTTCGCAGTATTTCAGACGGCGGAAGAAGGGCTGCGCGCTCTCGGCAATCAGCTTCGCCTGTACAGCAACCGCGGCATTAACTCGGTGCGCGCGATCATCTCGAAGTTTGCGCCGGTGAGCGAAAACAACACGCAGGCATACATCGGCCACGTCTCAAAGAACCTCGGCGTCGGCGCTGATGCCGCGCTCAATCTGAACGACCCGAAAGTCCTTCAGGGCTTGATGAGTGCGATTGTCCAGGTCGAGAACGGGAAAAATCCGTACTCGGCGGAAATGATTGCGGCGGCATCCGGAGCGAGAGCGGCTGGCGCTCCTGGCTCGACTCCGGTCGCAGTCAGCACCAACACGACTATCAATGTGACCGGATCGGGCGACCCTCACGCAACGGCTCAGGCTGTCGCGCATGCCCAGTCGGGTGTGAATCAGCGCCTCGTGCGTAACATGCGGAGCGCAACGCAATGAGCATCTTCGGAAACCTTGTCAGCGGGTTTTTTAGCCCGGTTCGGCAGTTCGGCACCTTTCACGCCTACATCACGCTCGAGGAACAGCACCACGACGAACTGGTGATTACCGATCACCCGGTTGAGCAAGGTGCTGCGATCACAGATCACGCTTACAAGAAACCGGCAGAAGTCACGCTGACGGTCGCCTGGTCGAATAGCGGGCTGGATGCGGCACTCTCGCTTCAGTTCGGTAACTACTCTTCGTTCGTCTACGATCTGCTGGTCAAGTTGCAGGCACAGCGCATCCCATTCGCCGTGTCGACGGGAAAGCGCAAGTACCAGAACATGCTAATCCAGTCGATCAGCGTGCGGACGGACGAGAAGACGGAGAACTGCCTGATCGCGACGGTGCATTGCCGCGAGGTGATCATCGTCCAGACGACCACGACCACGCTGCAACCAGCTGCGAATCAGTCGAATCCGCAGAAGACCGCGGCGACGGCGAACACCGGCACGAAGCAGCCGCAGGTCTCGGCAACTAGCCTGCTTTTCCGAGTGGCTAACTGATGTCCTCGACCTTTGAAATCCCCCTGACGCCAGCCGCGCAGACGTTCCTGATCTCGCTTGCTGGCGTCCAGTATCAGATGACGCTGCAATGGCGCGATGCGGTCAATAACGGCGGCTGGGTGCTGGATATTGCGGACTCGACGGGAAACCCGCTCATCTCGGGTATCCCGCTCGTGACTGGCGTCGACCTTCTCGCGCAATACAAATACGTCGGGATCGGTGTCGAGTTGTGGGTGCAGACGGATGCAGCTGATGCCGTGCCGACCTATACGAATCTCGGAACGCAATCGCATCTCTATTGCGTGACACCGTAGCCGGGGGATTAGTAGTCTCGAAGACCCGGCCTGGTGCGGGCGATCCGCATGCAAGCGGCCCATGCATGGAAGTCGTTGGAGTAGTTAAAGCCGCTCTCCATCTTGCAGACATCCCACATCTGTTCCGAGATTGTGTCATCAGTGCGTAGTTCGTCCAGTTCTTTCACGCCAGACAAAACGCCATTCAGGCAGGATTTCTCAAGGCTGGGCTGTGCCTCGGCGGCGGCAAGATCGGCGCATCGCTGTTTCCATGACTTCATAACTGCGTGCAATTCCGCATCGGATACGTCCTTTTCCGCGCGAGCAAGGGTGGGGATAGACATGGCAACGCAAAGCGCGACGCCAGCGAGTTTCGGTACGTTCATTTTTGCTCCATGTGAGTAGGTTTGCATTCAAAATATGACCGCTCAATTTCTACGGAAAGTCAGCCTCATCGTAGGCAACGCGAGCGGCCAGGGTCTCGATCTATCGCAGCTTCACATCAAGTTCGCGATCTGGAGTGCGACGACGCAGAGCCCGAAGCACACTAGCATCCGGGTCTATAACGTCTCGGACGCGACCGCCAAGAGCATCCAGAAGGAATTTACGCAAGTCTTCCTGCAAGCTGGGTACGACGGAAATTTCGGCCAGATATTCGGCGGCCAGATCAAGCAGGTTCGCAAGGGACGCGAGAACGCGACCGACACGTTCATCGACATCATCGCGGCGGATGGCGACCAGGCCTATAACTGGGCTGTCGTCAATACGACACTCGCCGCAGGCTGGAGCCAGACCGACTATCACAACGCGCTGATTCAGACGATGTCGAGCTATGGCATTTCGGCTGGCTACACACCGACATTGGCCGGAACGCAATTGCCGCGCGGCAAGGTCTGCTATGGCATGTCGCGCGACTACATGCGGCAACTTGCAGGGTCCACAGGAACACAGTGGACTGTGCAGGATGGCAAGTTGCACATGGTCCCGGTCGCGGGTTACATGCCGGGAGAATCAGTTGTCCTTACATCGGACACTGGCATGATCGGCGTGCCGACGCAGACAGTCGACGGGATCATTGTCAAGTGCCTGCTGAATCCGAACATCCTGCCGGGAACGCGCATCCAGATCAACAACGCCAGCATCCAGCAGGCTTCGTTGAGCGTCGACTACACGGCAACGAACTACTTTCCAAGTCTTGACGACGACGGGTTCTACAAGGTCTATGCGATGACCCAGACCGGCGATACGCGCGGGCAGGCCTTCTACACAGACATGATCTGCGCTGGCGTCAATGGCACGGCGCCGCTGACCTCAACCTTTACGAACGCGGTGGTGTCAAGTGGACAATCGTGAGCGCTGGGACGACCCAGAGGAAGCGCTCCGAGTCGCCATGGAAGGCATGCGCTCCGGTCTCTGGACCTCAATGCCAGGGATTATCCAGTCATTCAATGCGGGCGCAGTGACCGCGACCGTGCAGATAGCCATCAAGGGCGTGGTTCATACGCCGGACGGAAAAGCGCAGTTCGTCAACATGCCTCTGCTCGTGGACGTTCCAGTGCACTTTCCCCGCGGCGGCGGCTGCACGCTGACATTTGGTGTAGCGAAGAACGACGAATGCCTCGTGGTGTTCGCGGCGCGATGCATAGATTCCTGGTGGCAATCGGGCGGCATTCAGGCGCCGATGGAGCCGCGCATCCATGATCTGTCGGACGGCTTTGCCTTCGTCGGATTCTTCTCGCAGGCAACGAAGATTTCCGGCATCAGCACCAGCACGGCGCAGCTACGCAGCAACGACGGCTCGACGT